AAAACTTGAGAGCTATCGTCGTAAAGGCTATCCTATCTATGGCTGCAATGTAGAAGGTGCTAGATGGGAACAAGATAGAGAGTATGGGTCAGCTATATTTGAAAGAGCTGGTATTGCTACTATTCCTATGCAAAAGTTTAAGAAGTATGATGATGCTATAGCACTTGTACTTGCTAATAAAAACAAACGCTATGTATCCAAACCTGTTGGTGATGGAGATAAAGCTCTTAGCTATTGCTCTAAAGACTGGCGTGATATGGTTTTTATGCTTAACAAGTGGAAGAAGAGCAATGCTTACGATGGTGAGTTTGTTCTACAAGAGTTCCATAAAGGTTGTGAGATGGCTGTTGGTGGATGGTTTGGTTTAGGTGGATTCTCTAAACACATTCTTGAGAACTGGGAGTTTAAGAAGCTAATGTCTGGGGATCATGGTCCTGCTACTGGTGAGCAAGGTACTGTGATGAGGTATACCCAAAAGAGTTTGTTAGCTGAAAAAGTCTTATTACCTTTAGAAGGTTTTTTACATGGTATAGGTTACAGCGGTTATATAGACGTTAACTGTATCATTGATGATAAGGGTAATCCCTGGCCCCTAGAGTTTACTACTCGTCCTGGATGGCCTCTATTCCAGATCCAACAAGCTTTACATTTAGGTTGTCCTGTTGGTTGGATGCTTGACTCTTTAAATGGTAAAGACACCCTTAAAGTTAAAGATGGTATTGCTTGTGGTATTGTTGTATCTCAACCCGACTACCCTTACAACAACGTTAAAAAGAAAGAGAATACAGGCTACCCTATCTTTGATTTAACAATGGAAGATGCTACTAGTAACATTCATCTATCAGAAGTTAAGATGGGTTTTGGACCAGGTAAAGACGGTAGAAACACAGAGCCTTGTATAGTTACGGCTGGTAGTTATGTAATGACTGTTTCTGGTGTAGGTAAAACTGTTCACGATGCTAAATGTGATGCTTATGATACTTACAAAAAGAAAGTCTGTATGATTAACTCTCCTATGGTCAGAGATGATATAGGAGAAAAGCTAGAAGAAATGCTTCCATTACTTCAAAAGAATGGTTACTGTAAAGACGTTAAATACAAATAAGTATTATGGCTACTAATGTAAATATTCCAATTCCACAAAATCCTATAGGGGAGAATTACCCCTGGAGAGATTGGTTTCAAAAGCTTAGTAATAAAGTATATGGTTCTTTAGCTAGTCAAAATTCTAATGGAGTTGCTATATCAGGTGGTACTATAGACAATACCGCTATAGGTTCTACTACTCCATCAACAGGTAACTTTACAAGTTTAAAGTTAGGTTCTCCTTTAAAAATAACATATGGTGGAACCAATGGTTTTGCTGTACCTACTGCTGGTGCTGTAGCTTATGGCAATGGTGGTGCTTACGCTTTTACTGCTGTAGGTACTACAGGTCAAGTGCTTACTTCTAACGCAGGAAGTACACCCACTTGGACTTCTGTTGTTAATAAAATTGCTGCTGGTACTAATATATCTATAACTCCAATAGGAGGCACTGGTACTGTAACAATTAACACTACTGGACTTTCTGTAACCATAACAACAGCTAAATTAACTCCAACGGGTACTAATGGAAGTATGACTTTTACGAGTGGAATATTAACAGCTCAAACAGCAGCTACATAAAATGGAACCATTTACTCTTGCTCTAGCTGCTCTTTCTGCTGTTAAACAAGGCATAGCCTTATACAAAGATGCTAAAAGCACAGGTTCTGAAGTTATTGAAATAACACGTGAACTTAGTGCTTCTCTTGGATCATTTTTTGATCATCAAGAGCAAGCTATTAAACAAGATGAAAAAACAAAAAAGAATCCTCCCAAGGGTAAATCATTACAAGCAATTGCATTAGAAAATGTTCTTAGACGCAAACAATTAGAACAAGCAGAGGCAGAACTTAGGGAATTACTTGTATATCAATCTCCTCCAGAATTAGGTGCTGTATGGACTGAGTTTGAAAAAGAACGTGAAAAACTAAAAAAAGAACAAAAGATACAAGATGAACTATTAAAAAAAAAGAGACGGCTGACAAAAGAAAAAATCACGAACGGATGGAGAGATGGAATATTAGAATTGCAATCTGCATTGCAGTTTTGGTGGTCACCTTTGTTATTGTTGGATTAATGTTTCAAATAGATCGTATGTATAAAGCAGACAAATACGAACATGAGATAGAGTTTGAGTTTAGAAAACGCTTTTATAGCGACACAAAAACGTTAGAATGTTTTCAAATATTTAAAGAAACTGGTTTTGTTCCAAAATACTGTAAGGATATATTATGAATTGGTTATCACAAATTGCACCTACTATTGCCACTGCTATTGCAGGACCCTTTGGTGGTCTAGCATACGAAGCAATTTCTAAAGTAATAGGTGTATCTCAAGATGATGCTAAGAAGATGCTTGATGATGGCAAACTCACTGCCGATCAAATAGCATCCGTACAACAAGCTGAAATAGCTCTAAAAGCTAAAGCACAAGAGCTTAACTTAGACTTTGAACAACTAGCTGTACAAGATAGAAGCTCTGCAAGAACAATGCAAATTGCTACTCAATCTTGGATACCTCCTGTTCTTGCTATAGGAATCACAGGCGGTTTCTTTGGAATACTCTTTGGTTTGATGTATGGTCAGGTACAGCATACACCTCAAATTGACATTATGTTAGGTTCACTTGGTACTGCTTGGACAGGCGTAGTTGCTTTCTATTTTGGTTCTTCAGCAGGTAGTCAAAAGAAAGACGAACTTTTACATCAATCAACACCAGTTTCAAAATGATTAATTCAAGAGATTTAAATGAACTACTTCCAGAAGTTAAAACAAGAGTTGAAAAATTTATTCAGTCTTGTAAAGACAAAGGCATTGATATACTTGTTACTAGTACGTATAGAGACATGGAAAGCCAAGCAGCTCTCTACGCTCAAGGAAGGACCACAGAAGGAAAGATTGTCACAAATGCTGGACCTGGTGATTCTTATCACAATTGGCGTTGTGCTGTGGATGTTGTTCCGTTGATAAACGGAAAACCTGATTGGGATGGAAGTCATCCAGTTTGGGCAACAATAGGTGAATTAGGTGAACAAGCTGGTCTAGAGTGGGCTGGTAAATGGATTCACTTTAAAGAATTAGCTCACTTTCAATATACCAACGGTTTAACCATAGCCCAATTAAAAAGTGGTGCTACCATAGCTTAAAATCTATCTATTAATTTTTTAGTAGGTACTTTATCAGGATCAGGGGAAATACCTAGTTGTATCTCCTCTGATCTTATTTGTCTGTCAAGGTAATTTCTTAACCAATCAATACCTCCTATGTCTTGAAACATTTCTCTTTGTTTTAGACTAAGACGTATACCGTAGGTTTTGCTACCTGTTAGATCACTTTTTGGTCTTGGCATTTTTAGCTTCCATCATTGCATCGGCTATTGTGTAACAGTCTTTAGCTACAAGGTTTTTCCAATTATCATCCCAACCGTGCATTTGAGCTTGTTCACAATACTTTGTGTACATAGAATTTAAAGCTAAACCTGCAAACCAATCCCTTAAATCCATACCACCATTCTCTTGCCTACCTACTACTGCTCCTTTTTCAGGACTATATAAAGGCTGTGTGCTTGGAAATGCTTTCATTCTGATTTTCCTATGCTATAAATAATAAAACAAAATACCGCTGTAATCCATATAGCAGCTGTAAATAAAACTGCTACTAGTAACAATAAGTCTAGGATTTCATTCAATGTTTTTCTCCTTAAGTTTATCTTGTATAAATAACAAATGTCTTTCAAACTCTGGTTTATTTAGAGGTGAGTGCATATCTACCCATATCTGAACTGTTTCTATACTTGTTAGATTACGATAAGGTTTCCACCTAGGAGATTGGTCTAATGTCTTATCCTTTAAATAATCTATAGACTCTTGTATTTCTTTCCATTTATGGTAGCTGCTCTTATCTAAAAACGTTTGTATTGTTTCTAGTGCTTCATGTTTATTCATGTATTCTTCTCCTTTAACTTAGCTTCTATTGCTTTAGCAAAAACTTTGTGTGAGTTAAGCATCATTGGCGTATTGCCCCAAATTTCCTCAATTTGCTCATTAGTCAACCTTACCCATTCTTTACCTTTAATAAAAAACTTTTCGGTACATGAGAGGCAATACAACGCATGCCCACCACTAACCCCGCACTCGGCACACCCAATTTCTTTAGTCATACTGCCTCCAGTCCAGCCATAAGGGTCACCAGGTTACCCAGCTCTTCCCTAAACCCTGCAGCATCTACCTCTGCCTCTATCTGTTTCTTATATCTTTTAATCATTAGTTCTACCTCACGTAGGCGGTAGACCAGCTCTATATCTGGGGATTTCTTATACAGTTCTTTTAACTGTGCTTTTCTTTTTTCTAGTAGTTCTATCATGTTGTTTCTCTCAGTTAGGATTAATCTCTCATATATATTATATATAATATATATATTACATATGATTACTATACATATAGTACAATACATATAGTACCTTATATAAAGTACAATACATATTGTTATATACATGTTGTACCTTACATATTGTTACATACTCTTTATACTTTTTTTAATAATATAGGTATGCTATGTATGTTCTATATTGATGTATTATTAATCTATGATTAATAATACGTGTACTATATAGACACCTGTGGATAACTT